AGTGTCAATGGTAGCATTCTTAACGGACGCAGCACCCTCTAAGTTTTTAGCTTGTGCAGCAACCGTAGATGCATTCACTTTCGCTTGCATCTCTTGGTAAGTCAGTACAATCTGAGCTAAACGCAAACCAGTTTCAAAAGCATCAAACACCTTATAAGCAACCGTCTTCTCTTTGAAGAAACCTTTAGCAGCAGATGCCATGTCAGCATACATATCTACTTCATTCTTCAACGTCGCAGCACTTAATGCAGCTTCACGAGCAGTACGCTCTTTGGAGTCCATCTTGGTTGCTTTTTCCATCTCCTTACGTGCCTTGTCGATGGATTTCTGCTTTCTACCAAACTGATCCATGCTCTTAGCAGCTTTATCAATTGCTTGACCAATACCACCAAAAGCCTTCGACATACCATCACCAAACTCAACCAGTTTACCAGGGTCAAGAGCTTTATCAAAAGCATCACGAGCCTTATCAGTTTGCTCTAGACCACCAAGGTTTTTCTTGGCTTCGACATACCGCTTGTACTGAACAATCAACTCATCCAACTTCTTAACTTGTTCGCTCATGAAGTCTAGTTGAGCAAGCCCATCCCGTTGTTCGATTAGTTGTTGCAACTGAAGTTCTTCTGCAGCACCTTTCAACTGACCATAAGCAGCAACCTTTGCTTCCATTGCATCAGCCTCTTCTTTCATTTTGCTGATACGGGTTTCCATCTTACGGTTGTTGTCTTGCTCTGCTTCTATACCTTGCTTAATGCGGTTGTTATATTCTTCAATGGCTTTCAGTTCTCTTGCTTTGACAACTTCCAACAACAGATGCTTTTCCAAGGCAGCATCAGTAGCTTTCGCTTCACCATTCTTACGACGCTCTTGAATTTGAGCTAATTCATATTCAATGGCAATTTCTTCACGCGCACCTTTAGTTAGCTTGTCGTAATTAGGTCCATACTCCCTCATACTCATTTGAAGCTGTTTTTGTTCTGTAATAGCAGTGCTTAAGTCTTCCATCTTACTTACGTAAGCATCCAACTCTTTCTTAGCTTCAGAGATTCCATGCTTGTCAACCTTCATAGCGAAAGGATCATCACCAGTTTCTCTTGGTTTACCTTTCGCTTGATCGGCAGCAATCTTTGCTTGTTCTTTTGCTAATGCAGTTACTTCTTGTTGCTGCTGGATAGTAGTAGCATACTTCTCCTTAACACCAGCAAGAACTTTATCACGCTCTTTCTCTGCTGCTAAGACTTGGTTGACCCTAGTGTTAAGCACACCCGCAATTTGATCCAACCCCTGAGCCTTAGCTTGCTCATATGCACGTTGTTGTGCAGGGGTTAGAGAATTCCTTAAGTCATCAACCTTCTTAGTAGCAGCATCAACAGCAGATTGCCCTTGCGAGAACACCATCGCTAGTTGCCTTTGCCGTAATGCTTCTGTTTCAGCTTCAGCAGCAGTTTTGCCCTGCTTCATCAAGTCAATCTGAGTACGCAGACGCTTTGCCTCTTCATCTAGCTTACCATTGAAATCATCAATGTAATTGGTAGCAGATTTGGTAGTATCATTAGCATCATCTTTAGCTAGTTTGTATTTGACAAATGCAGCACCAGCAATGGCGAGTGCAATACCAACAACACCAAGAGATACTTGAAAGGCTATAGCTGCTGCTCTAGATGCTAACATAGCGTTTCTAAGAATTAAGAATGCTTCAGCAGCACCAGTAACCAACCCAACAACGAACGATACTGCTTTAAAGCCAAGGAACAACTCAATAGTAGTCTTAATCAAGCCAATGTTATTAGCCAACCCTAAACCAAAATTAGCTAAAGCAACTGCAATATTCTCAATTCCTTTTTGGAACTCAGGAGAGTTAAAAACTGCTTTGAGTTGAGTTGCTATTAACGAGATTTGAGGTTGAATGTTTTGGAATGCACCTAGAAATTGTGTTTCAAGAGTATTCTTGACAGACTTAAGTTGTCCCTCAATAGTTAAAGCCATTGCTGCAGCACCAGTAGCTGTAAAACCCCAGGATTCGTCAATCTTCTTTGCGTATGCTTCCCAAGCATTGCCACCATCTTCTGTCTTCTTACGAATTAGGTCAAGACCCTCAACCATCACCTTAGCACCACGCTCATTTGACAACATAGAGATGGCTAATTTTTGGTTCTTCTCGCTAAGGGTATCTAAGTGAGATGATAGAATTTGGAATACATCAGTCAGAGATTTAAAGTTGCCCTGCTTGTCTTTTAGATCGTCAATTGATAGACCAATTTGTTTCAAGGCAAGAGTAACTTTATCGCTTCCACTTGCTAATTGCGAATAAAAGTTTTTCAACGCAGTACCAGCAGCAGAACCTTTAATACCAAGGTTAGACAGTGCAGCGAATGCCGTACCAATGTCAACAATAGTAGCACCGTACAGCTTACCAACTACTGAACCAGCCTTGAACGATTCAGATACACTCTCAACCGACGACATAGAAGCAGCAGCAGTCATCGCAATTACATCTGCTATACGCCCATATGCTGCTGCATCATAGTTCAAGGCTGTACCAACCTGCACAAGTGTTTCAGCAGCTTTCTCAATTGTCGTTCCACCAACCGTAGCTAAGTTGAGGGCATCTTTAATAGCAGCCATAGCTTGATTTGCATTCAAGCCAGCTAACACCAATACTTCAAATGCTTTAGCTACTTCTCTAGGTCCATAAACACCCTTACCTAACTCCATGATGGAGTCACGCATTGCATTAATGGATTCTACAGTTTCAATACCACGTACACGAATACCTTCAAGTGTGTGCTCTACATCAGCACCTACAGAAACAATACCTTTAAAAGCTGTACCAATAGCAGCACCAACTGCTAGAGGAACCATATTACCGTAGGTCATCCACAACACACCTAAGCTGCCTGTCAAGCCACGAGCCATTGCATGAGCATCTTTCATGGCGTTGGTGTTAGTTCTGATGGCTTGGGTATTGTTGTTGATTCTACTATTACTGTTTGAGAAGGAATTAGCCATCTTCTCAATGTCAGTTGCCATCTTAGATGTAACACCAAGCAACTGTGCCATAACGGTTTGCAGTGCAGATGTGTTTCCACTTGTTACACCACTTGCATTAGACACATTACGCAAGGCATTCACTAGATTATTAGCAGATGCAGTAGCAGAGTTAGAGCTACCGATTAATTTATTAATAGAGTCAGTAAGTTTTGTTACTCGTTTTTCTGCATTGTTTGCAGATGTGCTAAGGCCGCTAAGAGCCGTAGAAGCATCTTTTATACCATCAGATACAACTTTAATCTGTAGGGTAGAAACATCAACACCTGCCATATTCAGTCCTTATTTTCTCATTCGTCTTTAGGTTCCTTCTTCCTCTTCATTGAACGGAACACAGATTTCAGTTTGTTAGCTACAGCTTCACGATCAATCGTTTCTTCCACATACGTATATGGAGCAGGACGATCTTTTGCTGACGCTTGATTGTATTCTCCTACATAGGCTTCACTCATCTCTTTAATCATGAGTTTTTCCCAAGTAGATAATTCTAGTCCAGTGACTTCAAGCCAGCTTTCAATCTCTTGCCAAGGGAGAGGGAATATTCCCATCCCTGTAGCAGAACATAAACCGGCCTCATGTAGCAGAGATACTAAGTATTCTGCACCTTCAATTTTGGGGAGTTTTAGAAATGATGAGTTCTCGTCTAAAGCCTTGTAAGATTTTAGACGAGACACTTTAGAACCTTCAGGAGTGGCATGCAGCCATCCTAAGTGACGCATATGGAGAAATAGAGACTCCTTTATGCCTTCAAAAAATTAGAAGTGTCTCCTAATCCTTGATCAACTTGGTCTTTCAGCCAACCAAATGCGGGGTCACTGTATAGTTCACGGAAGGAAGCATCGTTATCAACTGGCTTACCTTTGTAGGAGAGATTGATAGCTTTCTCACTGCAAGCAACAAGCAGGTCAATACCCTCTTCACGCATCACTTCTGCACTCACTTGTTTCTTGCCACGTTTAAGCTGGCGGTTTTGCATAGCCGTAACAGCGTTACGGTATTGTGCTGAACTCGTGCCATACAACACGATAGCAACCTGCTCTTTCTTTTCTTCGTCAGCGAACAAGAGTTCATCAGTGACAGGATGGCGCAGTTGCAGTTCAACAGTGTCCTTCAGGGACAGGGAATCGAGATTAAACATAATTTTGTTACCTTTCTGGTAGATTAAATAGTTGCTCTCTTTGGAGCATTAAATAATTAAATATAAGGCGACTCAAAGAGCCACCTTATAATTTCTCATTAATGAGAAAACTAGTTATTAAATTTCAACGATGTCCGAATCCACTTCAATCGTAGTGGTAGCACCAGTGATTTGATCAACAGAGCCAACCGAAGTCTTATAGCTCATTACTTTGCCAGTGAAGTAGTTCTTCGTACCGTCTTGCAGAGTAACCTTGAACGAGAACGAAGCATCCGAATCCAATGCATTGATCAGAGCAGTTTGACCAGTGTTGTCAGTGTCACGGCCCATTTGCAGTTGCAGAGAACCGTTGTTATAAGAACCTTTGAACTTCTTAACTTGACGTTGACCAAGTGCGGTATGATTCACTACCGAATACTCAGTACCGAATTCACCCAAGTCAGTGATTTCACCAACTTCAACGTATGTCAGACCAACAGCTTCAAAGCCAGCTTGATCGTAAGTAGTAGGTACGCCGGTAGCGATGTACAGTTTAGAACCGGCAGATGTCATAACAGCCATGTGTATTTCCTTTAATTAAAGTTTATAATTACGATACTCTCTCGTATCGATATTTAATTGTTACAGGTACAACAACCCACCCTGATTCATCAAGTAATGATGGTTCAGCAGTTGGAGTGCCTTCGATAGATACATCACCTGTTTTTGGGAGCATGGGGAAGATATCAATTACAGACTGAGCAAGTGTCTCTGCAGCCTTCATACCTTTTCCTTGTTGCACCCAACAGTTGACTTGAAAAATTCCATACAACGTACTACGCTGACCACTTAATTCAATGTTCATTGTTACGTTGGGAATAAGAAAACATTCTAAAAATACGCTTCCAGATGTTGTAGGCTTTGTGAAAGGTACGTTCTGAAATGCAATTGGTATTTTTGGTGATTGAGCATCAGCCCAAGTTTTAAGCCGTGTTTCCAATTCGGCTCTGATTATTGAATTACTCATCTGTATTTAGCCGCCACTGCTTGAAGTGAAAGTGCTACCATTCGATAAGGTGGTGTACCCTTCCATTGTGGTGGATTCCAGCCAGTTACTTCCGCAAGATACGAATACGGTATGTTGTTAGATAGTGTGTAGGAAATCTCACTTTTAAAATTAGAATTCCCAACCTTAACAACTGAATTAATACGGGCAAGACTCCCACCACCAGCCTTATCTGCACTGCTCGTAGTATTTGAAGAAAAGCTAGAACCAACTTCAGGAAACCAATTATTGATCAACAGCCCTTTATCAATTGGTGTGGTCTTTACGATTGCTACAAACAATTCATGAGCTATAATTTGGATACGATGCTCTGCCTTCTCTAACAACTTCTGACTATTCTTAGCAACCGATGCACCAAAACCCGTAGCCATTATCGCCTCAAGTAAAATTCGTAGAGAATCGCACCTGTGCCTGTTGGATCAAGTGCCTTGACATTGAAAATCTTATAATCAACAGCACCAACTTTCACTCTGTCTGCTGCAACATTCTCTGTGTACAATCCAGCAGGAGTAGTGGTTTCAAGCATGTCAGCAGAAGGAACAAGATAAAGAACCTTATCCCCTTCTTGTATCATTGTTCCGCTTTGAACACCCATGCCGTTCTGCTTCAGTTGTAAATCCATCAGAATACCTTTAACGGAGAACTGATTTACGTCAGCAGTGAAAGTACCTGTAGTTGGATCATATGTACCCATAGACGTATCTGAAGCATCGTAAGGGTTGTTCCCTTTTTGGTGATAGTAGGTAACGGTGTCTCCGAAATCTGCTATCATTTCAGCTATAGCTTTTTGAAAATCTGAGAGGTCAGCCATAGAACCTCTTAAAATTCAAATGTTGTACAAGAGTATTCTTCGTTCCACTCATCCATGAATGCAATCAATGGATGATCTTCTGTAGTATTCACGTAGGGAACCGGAGATACAGACATAAGATGTGGATTGAGAATTGTTAGCTTAATGAATTGTACGTAGTTATCAAATTGTTCATTTGACCACGTTTCAATCTGTGCTAATTTCCTATGCGTCTTAGCTGTCAAAGTAGCTAAGATGTATTGAGCGCATAGTGCTGCTGCTCTTGGAACATTATCACTGCAATCTTCAAGAGCAGAGTTAATTACAGAGTCAGGCAGGATTGGCAAGTCACTCCAATCACCTATACGAAGCCTAATCTTGCCAATTGATGTTGTTGGGTCTATTACTGTCATAGGTTCCTTTAAGTTTCATTTAATGGTGAGAGATTGCTCAGGCGGGCTGGTGATTTCGGTCTGCTTATCCGTTGATGCTTGACGATCAGCGCGGTCAAGCAACAGCGACTTCGTACATCATTTTCTTGACGCGATAGGTCAGCTTCCCGGTTGTGGCCTTCATCTTCACATTCCAGTACGGCGTGACCGAAGTAAGCGTTCCCGCGTAGACGGTAGTATTTGCCACCAATGGCGGCGAGCGGAATGTGAGTACATCACCATTAAGGAAATCCGGGTCAGGCTCTGCAGAGGTTGGGTTCAAATAGGCTAAAAACGGATTCCCCGTAGCTCCGATCAAGCGCAAAAACGGGATGATCATCCTCATGTTTTCCGCACCACTGACCAACTCGAACTGCATCACGGAACTGAACAGAGTATTAGCACCATTGGTCTGTGTGGAGGTAGCAATCGATACGTACTGGAATTCCTGATTTGCTACTGCGGCGAGCGGTGTAATGGATAGCAGTGCGCCGGGGGTTTCCGCAACGGCGGTATAGTTTGCAAGTGTGGTGCCCGTGATCGATAAGCCAGTCGGCACCGTGCCGGTTACATTTATTCCGCTCGCTGCCGCCGATCCCAGTAAAAATTTATTCGCGCTGACCTGCGCAAGTGTCGAATAGAAACTATTTGCGATCCGGTTGATTGTCGCTGCCAGTCGGCGCGCATTGAGGACTGCGCCCTTGAAGTTGGGATGCGGTCCAGCGTCGGTATAGATCGGCGCAGCCGTCGTTCCGAGCGGCATTCCTGGAAGGCTCTGATTTTCATACGCATCCTGGCGCGTGACAAAAATATTCACGCTATCATCCAGGCTCAGCACAAAATCACGGATTGCAATGTAGTTGGCAATGTAATTCCCCGTGCCGTTTCCGCCGTTCTGATTGGTGTAGCCGAATGAGGGGTGCGGCGTCCCGATCAGGATCTTCACGCCCGGCCACGTCGTCTGCAATTTGTCGATCAGCGTCAGCAGATCGCCTTTCATAGTCGAGACAGAATGGCCTTGCGTGATCGAGTTCTCAAGGAGGGCGTGCATGAACACGAGTTTTGGAGTAACGCCGGCCGTAGCGAGGCGGCTTAGGAAGTTGGTTCCGCCGAGGTTAATATTGCCAGCGCCGAATACATCGGTGTTTATGTCTGTCAGTGTTTTCCCGGATGCGCCAAACACACCATAGTTATCGACGGTCTGCGTCGTCTGCGCGGGGCTTTGGTAGTTGGCATACGTGAAGGTCAGCGGCGCGTCCTTTGCAAAGGTATTCGCCCAATGCATTTCAGAGTTGGTAGCCCACCTGCTGCCTGCCGCGCCCGTAAAGTCGCTCACACGACACTGCGCGGCAATGGAGTTGCCAATGCAGATTGTGGTAAGCAGAGGCATGCTGACACCTGCGGCAATAGGAGTAATAGCGCCATCCCGCCTCACCAGCCCCGTGACATTGCCGGCTGCATCCTTAGCATATTTAGGAACATTTGCTAATGCCAACCTGCCATTATCATCAACAGGAATATTATCCCCAACTAGATAAGATGTTACATTATCTGTACCAGAACCAACAGCGGTAACAATTTCACTATTCTCGTTGAGTCCCCAAACACTTGTCACTTTCTTGTTTGTCATTTAGTTCCTTAATATTATTTGTTGTATGTTGTCCACCAGTACTTGCGCTGCAAGATAAGTTTTAGTGTCAAATCCAAGATGTCACTACAACGTGAGCGCAATTTACCTATGCTAATGGTTGGATCAATTACTATCATCAATTTCTTCCATGTTCTTTCTACATCCTAACCTAAGATGTAGAAAGAACAGCCCTCCGAAGAGGGCATGGATACAAGATTAGTTAGAACTTGTAAACTCTACAACCATCGCTGGACGCAACAGAGCATTCACGAAGTTCGATTCAGATTCAATTTCAATCTTCGTACCTTTGCTGTCAGCCGATTCAAACATGTAAACTTGCTCACCGAGCGTATTCACAAAACCGAAGCGGTTAGCGGGGGAGAAGTACGTTTTGAAAGCGTTCTGAGTGCCGGTAGGGATCATGTAAGCTTTGCCTGTAGGGACCAGACGATTACCAGCATACGTGTCGCGCATTTCGACAAAACGCGTACCACCGTAAACGAATTCACGATGCAAAGCCATCGCACCACCCAGACGTTGACGCAGAGGTTCTTGTGTCGAAGCGTAGTATTGATACGCGGTTTTCACAGAAGCGTGAGCGATCAGTTTAGCGAAGAATTCAGGCGAAGTCAGAACAACAGTACCAGTGAAAGTTTCACCGTTGGCATTGTCTTGAATCTGAGCGATACCAGCTTCAATCTTAGCAAGAACTTCAGTAGTCGAAGTACCGAGAGTGAAGTCAACCGACAAACGGGTAACACCGAACTCTGTATTCCAATCTTGAGTTACAGTGCCGTTAGGTGCGTACACTGTACCAGCAGTGATAGCTTGAGCACGAGCGTATTCCAACGTCCAAGCGTGATTTTGACGAATGCGCTCCATTTTACGTGCGCGAACAGCTTCCAGTGTCTCAGCTTCCGAAGCAGAACCATAGGCACGTTTGCCTTGGATATCTTGC